TATGAAAATGGAAACGGATATAACAACCAAATTTTAATATTGTGATAGATTTAAATCAAATTTTTTCAGTAATTAAAAAGCAAGGAGCGACAGGAGTTTTAGCTATTTGGCTATATTACACGCATTCAGATGTACAAGATTTAAAACAACGCCTTTATGACTGTTATGGTAAAGCGAATAGCTCAGTTACAAAACCAATTGCTGACGATAACAATTTTGCTATTGTACCAAAAGATGAACTAATCGAAGAATGAGCTACGACTGGCTAAAAGAAGAGAAAGCACCGCGAATATTAGTTCAAGCTGTTAAACAACTTGGAGTTAAAGAGATTGTTGGTAAACAACACAACCCTATAATTTTAAATTGGGCGCGTGAATTAAAGCTTTCAAGTGTTTACAATGCAGACGAGATTCCGTGGTGTGGTTTATTCATAGGCTATTGTTGCCATATGGCAGGATTAGAAGTAATTAACAAACCATTGTGGGCGTTATCGTGGTCTAATTGGGGAAATGAAGTAACAGAAGCAATGTTAGGCGATGTATTAACATTTAAAAGAAATGGTGGTGGACACGTAGGGATTTATGTTGGTGAAGACGATACACATTTTCATGTGTTAGGAGGTAATCAAGGTAATTCGGTTAGCGTTTCACGAATAGCAAAGAGTAGATTATATAAAGCACGTAGAACAGCGTGGAAGGTAGCACAACCTTTAAACGTTCGAAAGGTGCAATTAGAACCAAAAGGAGTAATAACAACAAACGAGCAATAAAATGGCAAAGAAAAAAAAGGTAGATGTAGAAATTCAAGTGAATGATGCGTCTTTAGAAATCCACAAGGATGAAACAATTAACGAAGTGAAGTTAGACACTAAAAACTTAGACATTGAAGTTAAAAAAACGGATGATACCATCGAGGTGAAAGTCGACGCACAGAAGCCGATTTTAAATTTTGTAGGAAAAGTTTTAGGAAGATACATTTCTAAGAAATTAAAATAGTATATTTGCAATGCTTTTTTCATAATTGATTAATTGTTAACGGGAAACCCTTACTTCGGTAGGGGTTTTTTAGTTTATAGAATTAAGAATTAACGATTACTCCTTTTGGGTATATATATATAATTATTTAAATTTATGAGGGATACCCCCGTAAGCAATTATTGCTAATTCTTAATTCTTAGAAAAAATATTTTAAAATAAATGTAACTATATTAAAAAGAATAACGTATATTTGCTGAAACAATTAAACATTTTAACTATGAAAAATTACTTTTTTGACTTGTTAGACCAAGTCACCCCAGCAACAGATGAACACAAAGAGTTTTTAAACGTGTTTTTAAGCGGTTTAACGTTGTTTTGTATAACGTTTGGTAGTTTGGTATCACTTTTAATTTTAATGCCATGATAACGCCTAAAAATACAAATCCAACTTTGATTGAAATAATTGATTATTGGTTAGACCAAAAGAAAAATAACACGGGTAGAATGAATATAGAACATTATCTTCGTGTTTGTCATGCTAAAGCACGAACTTTAAGATGGAATGAATTAGATAAAACTTGGACTCATATACCAACTAAACCTGATTTGATATGAAAGCGAAAAGAGTGACAGTAAGTTTTGAATATACTAACTTTGATTGTTTAGAAACAATGATTGAGCGTTTAAAATCTGAGTTAATGGAAGGCAAAGAGTATTTTGAAGATATAATTAAGGATGTTCACGGGCATAAACGTTATCTTCAGTTCATGCAGGAGTACAAAAAAACGAGAAACTTTGTAGTAAAAGACGATGTTATAACTATTAAATCAAACATATGAAACCAAAAGAAGAGGCGCGTAACTTAGTAGAACATTTTTGTTTTAAGTTAGGAGTTAAAGACTACCAAAAAGCGAAATACTGCGCGATATATTTATGTCACACTCATGTAATGGAAACTTTAGACTTAGATAGAATAAAGCACTGGAAGGAAGTTGTTAACGAAATTGAAAAGCTATGACACCAAAAGAAGAGGCAATAATAATTTATAATAGATGTTATGAAGTATCAAAAGCTATTAACAATTTTAAAGAACATTTTGGAGTTGACTATTCATCACCTTTATTTAAAGATTTTATTAAAGAATATGCGTTAATTACAGTAAATGAAGCTATTGAAGCAGTTATGGATAATTATAGTAGTTATGATTATTATATAAAAGTAAAACACGAAATAGAAAAGCTATGACTTTAAAAAAAGCTATTAAAGTTTTAAAAATTTATAATGCTTGGCGTTTAGGTAATGACGGTGATATGTTAGACACTAAGTTAATAACAGAAGCAATTCAAGTAGTAATTAAAGAATACGAAAAGTTATGAGCGTTATTAAAATACTACGCAAAATGTTTTGGAGCGATTGGACACCTTCAAAAGTTATATTTCACATTCCTGATAGGATAAAACTATTTAATGGAAGCCAAAGGATAAAACTGCGTAAAATCCAAAAGTGGAAAAGAAGAATGAATATTGAAAGAAATTATTATAAAAACGAAGAAAACGATTAATTATGGCGTACATTTATTTTAACGATGAATATGGTATTACAGTTGAAGAAACTTATGAAGATGTTTCAATTGAAATATACGAAGCTCTTAAGGATAACTATCCGTTTATTAGATTAACCATGAAAGATATGGAGTTCAATCCTGAACGTACTAAAATGGAAAGTATAGAAAGAGAAATACAAATAAATATTAATCAAATTGTTTGGTTTAGATAATTTTTTTATATATTTGTGAATATGAAATTACAACCACATAATCAGAAGACTTTTTTATTAACCCCTGAATACGAAACGCCTCGTGGTTGTGGCTATCGGTTCGGGGGTTATGCTTTAAATAACAACCATGACAAACACAAAAAAACCATTTGTAAAAATCAATATCGAAGACCTTGAGTACGCTAAGGAATTCTTTGATAATGTAGCCGACTATTCAGTTTGGCTTTATGCAGTTACCGAATATTATTGTGGTAATGAAGTGCATATAAAGAAAAAAATCGTTAAGAAATATTTTGATAATTATAAAAAGACGATGAACATCGTTCTTGAAGCAAAAGAAAACGGCAAGAAAGGTGCATTGAAACGTATTGAAAAACAATTACTTAGCGATGAAACCCTTGAAGCCCCCCTTGAAGACCCCCTTAAAGCACCCCTTGCAGTAAATAATAAAGAAATAAATAATAAAGATAAATACATAAATATACCTGAGTTAAATGAGTTCTTAGACTACGCACGTGAAAAGGTTGCTAATATTAATTTAGCTGCAGTTACTCTTAAATATGAAAGTTGGATAGAAAGTGGTTGGTGTACAAATGTAAAAGGTAAAGAACATAAAATAAAAAATTGGAAATCTACGTTATTAAACACCTTACCTTTTTTACCTAAACACGAAATACAACAACAACGAACTATAATCGATTAACCATGTACAAAAGACTAACTGAATTAAACGAAGAACTATTTACACTTAGACACGAAAAGAACGTACGAGGTAAATCGGTTGGATGGGATTGGGATTTACTACCCTATACAATTAAAGAGGGTTGCACTACATACATAGGAGCAGCACCAGCAAGTGGTAAAACTGAATTATGGTTTGAGTTTCTTATAAACCTTTCGTGTTTACATAATTGGAATCACGTTGTATTCTCACCGGAAACGGGAAGCGCAGCAGAAATTTACGCAGAACTTTGTTACAAGTATATCGGTAAACCATACACGGAAGGCGAATATTCAATGACAAACGCAGAACTTGTAAAGGCTCAAATGTTTATTGACGAGCATTTTATAGTTATTGACCCAATAGATGACGATTTAACGCTGCCAAAGTTTTATGAATTAGTAGATGAAATTGAACGTAAACACGAAATAACAATTCATACTACGACAATAGACCCTTGGAATGAACTAACCGAAGAGTTTAAACACGAAGACTTAGGACGAGAAGATAAATATTTGAGTAGGATATTAGGATTAGCACGAAAGAACGCACGTAAAACCAACCGCCATAACTGCATAATTAACCACGTTCGAGACCAACCAATGGTTCACGCTAAAACAATTGCAGGAACTGAAATTAGTTATTTTCCTATTCCTTCAGCTCGTGACTTTGCAGGTGGTCAAGTATGGTTCCGAAAAGGTTTAAGCGTTTTAATACCTTGGAGACCACCAAAGGATTTATTGTTAGCAGATGGAACTGGAGCGCAAGAAAATGAAGTACATTTAAAAGTTGCTAAAAGCAAACCAAAAGGCGTATCAAAAAACGGAATCTACAAAATGTACTTAGACATTCAAAAATATCAGTATTATATGTTAGATAAATTTGGGAATAAGATTTATGCTAATCGCAACCCGTTACAAAAAGAAACGGTTTCAAAACAACTACCTTTGAATGAACCCGATATAGTTAACGGAAAAGAATTACTTTCGTTTTCGGAAAAGTTAAAAAACAATCCTTTTTAAAATATAAGTTATGGAAAAAGAAATATGGAAAGATATACCTGAGTATGAAGGTTTATATCAAGTAAGTAATTTAGGAAATGTTAAAAGTTTACCAAGACAGTGGTTATGCGGTTTTTCTGCAAAGAGAGAACATAATGGAAAAATATTAAAATCACCAATTAATAACAGTGGTTATAAAAATGTAAATTTATTTAAGAATAATAAAGGGAAAAATTATCGTGTTCATCAATTAGTTGCAATGGCTTTTTTAAATCATAAAATATGTGGTTATGATTTAGTAATTGACCATATAAATGATAATAAATTAGATAATAGAGTTGAAAATTTACAAATAGTAACTGCAAGATTTAATGTTAAAAAAACACAAGATAAATATTTAAGTAAATTTAAAGGTGTATCTAAAAGACCAAATAATAAATGGCAATCAACAATAACAATAAATAAAAAACAAATATATCTTGGAATATTTAATTGTGAATTAATCGCACATTTGGCATATCAAGAAGCATTAAAGAAATATAATTTAGTATAATATATCATACAAAAACACGAATTATGGATGAATTGACAATTATAAAAGGCAAAGTGTTATTAGACACTACATATTTAAAAATTAAACTTAGCCTTGAAGAAATAAAAGAACGTGCTTCAAATAGATACGATTTAATACATTCAATGGAGCGTAGTTTAGTAGACCTTCAACAAGTTAAGATTGCGTTTGACGCTATGGAAAAAGAACTAAGGGCAGCACTTCAGCAAAACTTTCGACTTGAAAAGTTACTGCAAGAGGAGAAATTCAAAAATAAAGATTTGCAAATGGAGTTAAAACTAAAAGACGTAGAATTATGAATCAATTAAAAATGTATCGTGTTTTTAAAGTTTACGATTTACTTCAAGAACGTCCAAGAACCATTCCAACGATTTGTAGATATTTGAATGTAAGCGAAAGAACTGTTTACCGGTACTTTGATTTATTTAAGAATTTAGGGTTTGTAGTTCAAAAACACGAATTTAATAAATACCAAATAAAAAGATGAGGTGTAAAAACTGCAAAGAGAA